ACAATTTAATGTAGATTCTAGTGGAACTGCAACACAGCCATCTCAAACAATAGCTTATCCTATAGATAAAGGTGCTGGTAATAGTACTATACAATTTTTTAGAAGAGACTTTGATGCTACAGGTAATTTTACTTTAGCAGATGACTCTGGAGACGCTGAAATAGATATGCAAGTAACTGGAGCTGTACAACCAGTATATTATTTTGTAGACGGTGTACTTCATGTATCTGATAAACTTGCAGTAGATTCAAGTATTACAGCAGAGCCTAGAAGAATGCCTTATGTAAAAGAATCTAGATTTGGTACAGACGTAACAGGATTTTTAGACACTACTATGAAAGTAGAAAAAAGTTCTACTCAGTTTCATTCTATAGCAGATAACAGCTTAGCAGAACCAGATACAGCTGGTGAGTTTAGTGTAAGTATACAAACAGACCCTACATTAGATAATATTTCATATACAACTATTGTAAAAAATGGAACTAGCAACAGACTAGTTGTAACTCCAAACCCAAATGAAACAAATCCAAATCAAACCTATGATATAGGTATTACAGATAAACTAATTCATTTAAAATTACAAACTCCTGAAGATATGGACAGCTTGTCTATGGATTATAATGGTGCTTTTACTACAGGAGCAAGAGGAAATATGATAGGTAATATTATATTTATAAATCAAGAAGCAATGAGAGTAAGAAGCACAGCGTTGTTGGATTTATTATCTACTGACGATAATAAAGTATTACAACTTCTTGTTGACAGAGATGTATTTGGAACAGGTGCTTTAGAGCATGGTTCTTCATCAGAAGTACAAACACGTAGCACATCAGAAATAGCTGTTACTAGTGGTGGATGGGAAGCTGGTTCGTATGAGTTTTGTCATACAGTAGTTGATTTACAAGACAATGAAACATTACCACAAACCCCACAGTCTACATTGTTTGCTCTTACTTCAGGAGCTTATTTTACCAATGTAGGATTTATAATTAAAGATGGTTCATACAGTGCTAGAAAAAATGAAAAAGGTGTAAGAGTATACACTAGAAAGAAAGATGGTAATGGTAGATGGATACTATTTTTAGATGTAGATTATCAAAGAGGTGTAAGAACTAATTTATTTGAAGATTACACTGGATTTACTGATGGTCAAGGAACAGGAACTAATTTTGCAAAAGTTACAGGTATTGATGTAGTAAACCCATCATTAGACACCTATGAAAGTATAAACGGATATTCTCAAGATGAAGAAAATATAGACTTTGGTACAAAAGGTGGATTTAAAGCAGCTACAGTATGTGCTAGAAGAGCATGGGTAGCCAATGTAAGAAAAGACGACAAAGTATATGATGACAGAGTTTACTATAGTCCAGTAAACAGATTTGCTACATTTCCAGATAGTTATTACTTAGATATTGGAATTAGTGATGGTGATTCATTTACAGCATTACATAGCTTAGGAAATAGAATGCTAGCGTTTAAACAAAAGAAACTGTACGTAATCAATGTATCTTCTACATCTGATGCTGGATGGTTTTTAGAAGCTGAATATGATGGTATGGGATGTAGACAACAAGAATCAGTATGTAAAACACCGTTTGGAGTTTGTTGGGTTAATGATGATGGAGTATATATATTTGATGGCTCTTCAAGTCCAAAAGAATTAACTGCAAACTTAGATGATGCTACATGGAGAAATAACCAGACTACAAAAAACCCAGCCATTGGTTACAATAATAAATATAAACAACTTAATGTAGTACAAGATGCTGCAGCAGATACAGATGTTTTTGTTTTTGATTTTGCAAGACAAGGATGGAGTATAACAAAATCTATAGGTACTGCTGGTATATCTAATTTTCTACCATCGTTTGATGGATTATATTTTTTAGAATATGGAAGTAGCAATACTAAAACTGTAAAATTACTAACAGGGGATGTAGGAACAAAAGCAATAGATTTGAGAACTAAAGATATAGACTTTGGTAACCCTGGATTAGTTAAAAAAGTAAAAAGAGTTTTTGTTACTGCAAGAGGAAATGGAACAAACCTTACATTAGGATATGCTAATGACGGAGAGTCAAGCTATAATGATTTATCTGCTCAGGCTTTGGGAACAGAGTATGCTACAAAAGAATTTACTATTGCTGCAAACGATAGAGATTGTGAATCTATGTCTTTTAAACTGACAGCAGATGGAGCTGTAGACATAAATGACATTAACATAGATTACAGACAAACTAACAAGAGACCTTCATAATGCCAAAATCTGGTGAACATAGAGTTAATCAAATTGACTCATTCTTTAGAGTCAGACCATCTGCTCAAAATATCAGAGAGGGTGAACATATATCATTTATTGAAGACGGAAAGCTGATAAAACAAGAAAAAAGAAATGGTATCGTATATGAACAGGTATATGCAGAACAAAACAAAGCAACACAAAAACTAGCACAAACAACTGGAGATGTAACAAATCTTATAGTGCAAGGAAGCTCTACTTCTTCAGGAGATGTGACAGGTATTACTGCTGGTACAGGACTTTCTGGTGGTGGTTCTAGTGGTAACATAACTTTAAATATTGATTCTACAGTAACAACTCTTACTGGTTCACAAACACTTACTAACAAAACTTTAGCAAGTCCTATTGTTACAGGAAATTTAGTAGCAGATAGTATTGATGTAGCAGGAAATATAACTCTTGATGCAGATGGTTCTGAAATTATACTAAAAGACGGTGGCACAGAATATGGTAGATTGAGCCAAGTTCTTGGTGGACTTACATTGAAATCAGGCTCATCTTCTGCTATTGCTGTAATACTTTCTACATCAGGAGATGCTATATTTTCAGGTGGTGTACAAATAAGTGGAGATTTGACTGTACAGGGTGATACTACAACTTTAAATACAGCTACTTTACAAGTAGAAGATAAAAACATTGTAATGAATTATCATGCTACTAATGATACTTCAAGCTCTGCAGATGGTGCAGGTATTACAATACAAGATGCTGTAGATGCTTCAACTGATGCAACTATTTTGTGGGACCAAAACCCAGGAGAGTTTGACTTTTCACACGCTATAAATGTCACTGGTAATATATCAGTATCAGGCACTGTAGATGGAAGAGATTTAGCTACAGATGGTTCAAAGTTAGATGGCATAGAAGCATTAGCAGATAAAACAGATACTGCCAATGTAACAACTGCTGGTGCTTTGATGGACAGCGAAGTTACAGACTTAGATGGTATAAAATCACTAACAGTGCCTAATGATACAATTATATCTTCTTTTGCTAAAACATATTTAGATGATGCAGATACTACAACATTTCAAAACACTATTTTTGGTACAACAGATGTTGCTTTAGGTGGTCAAGAAAAACCTCAAGTAGTAACACTTGACTATAAAACAGATTCTCTGACACAAATACAGACAGGAGATAAGTTTATCTTAATAGATAATAATGATAATTCTGATTTAAAAGTAGCAGGATTTCCAACAGTTGTAGGAACTACAGGAGCAATAAATGCTAATGAATTTGCAAGGTTTACAAACTCTACTACTCTAGAAGCAAGAACTGCTAGTGAAGTATTAAGCGACATAGGTGCTCAAGCATCTAATGCTTTTCTAGATGACATAGCAGGAATTACAGGCACAGGTGGTGGTGGAGCTTTAGTAGGTGCTGACCATGGTAAATATATTACATTTGATTTTAGTAGTGCAGGTTTTATATTATCTTCATCACAACCTATTGTTACTTCAGGTACTACTCAAGATGGTTTATTAACATATCATTCTGCTAGTGTAGCAACAGTAGAGTCTAATCTTAAATTTGATGGAACACATTTAATACTACCTGACAATTCACTTGCTTTATTTGGTGCTGGAAATGTATTACAAATAGGACATAAAGAAACCTATGCTCATTTAGCCAATTATGAAGGACATTTCTATATAGACAATTATGATGATGATTATGATATTGTTTTTAGGTGTGATAATGGTAGTGGTGGACTTGCTAATTATATAGTATTAGATGGTAGCGATACATCAGTAGATATTCATCAAGATATAAAACTTACTAACACTAAAAAACTTTATTTAGACAATGGTTTAGATACTTATATTAATGAAACTGCTGCTAATGTAATAGGGTTTACTACAGGTGGTGGTGAAAGAATGAGAATTACCACTACTGGATTAGGTATAGGAACTACATCGCCTGATAAAAAATTAGAAGTTTCAGGAGATATTAAAATTAGTGGTGGAGATTACAATGGGCTTTTCTTTGAAAATGCAGGTGGTACTACAAAAACTTTATTTTATCAACATCAAGCTAATGATGCTTTAATAATTAAAGATATAGTAAATAATACTGATAGAGTATGGTTTGGAAATGATGGAGATGTTGGTATTGGTATAAATCCACAAGCAAACTTACACATTTATAAAGCACACACAGCAGTTCCTGAATTAAGAATTGACAATGCTAATCATGTAATGAAACTGCAGGCAAATGGAACAGCATCTGTAATAGATTCTACTGCAACTAACACTTTAATGGTAAGAGCAAGCGGTTCAACAAAAATGACTATTCTAAATAGTGGAAATGTCGGTATAGGACAAATATCGCCACAAGCTAAACTTGAAGTAAAAACAGCAATAGATAGTATTAATACTATATTGTCTGCACCATTAGCTACTATTGGAAATTTAACAGCTTATTTAAATTATCAAGATTTAGAATTTAGAAATAATTATGTAAATACAACTGGAACTGCAAAAGTAAGATTAAGACATCACTCTAATCTTTATGTAAATAGTGGTTCACAATTTAGTATTGCAACTTCTACTACTGGTGGAACAATAACAGAAGCATTAAGAGTAGACCATTCTCAAAGAGTCGGTATAGGAACTACACATCCCGCATCACCTTTAGAAGTAAATGGCAATGTTGCTTTTGGAGATACTGCAACTGGTATTAAAGGTACAATACATAGCACAGACGAATATAGAATTAATGCACTTGATGTAGATGAAAATGGATATAACTCACTACATTTAAGAGCAGATGGTACTGATGGATTATTTATTCAAAAAGATACTAATAAAGTCGGAATAGGCACTTCATCGCCATTAGAAAAGTTAGATGTTAATGGTGTAGCAAAATTTAGAGGAACAAGCTCATCAAGTAAAGTTTTAGAATTAGGACAATTATCTTATAATGCTAATGTTGAGGCAATTAATATTAGTTATTTTGACGATACAAGCGGTGGTACTTCATTGTTAACATCAGGTGACCATTTAGAAATACATGGTGGAAGATGGGGCTCAAGAACTACAATAACAAGAGGTGGCCAAGGCGGTGCTGTGCCTATTGCAAGTTTATATGGTGCAGGTAGTGAGGCTTGGTTAGAACTTTATGAGCCTACAAGCCCTACTGATAGTCAAGCTTATGAAACAAAAATAAGATTAAGAGCAAATAGCCATAGTTATTTTATGAATAATTTAGCCATTGGAACTACAACAGCTGAGGGTAAAGTTCATATTTATAATGGAGATTCAAATACAACACCTGATACTGATGGAGATGAATTAGTAGTAGAAAATTCAAACAGGTCAGGTATTAGTATTTTATCAGGAACTGGTAGTGGCTCAATAGGCTCAGTAATTTTTGGTAGTTCAGATGATGCAAATGGTGCAGGGATAACTTGGCAAAATTATATTAATACACTAACAGTAAAGACTCAAAATACAGCAGGAATATTAAGATTTGCGAGTAATAACAATGTTGAAGCTATGAGAATATTGGCTAATGGAAATGTTGGTATAGGAGATGATAATCCACCAAATAAGCTAAGTGTTAAAGGCTCATCAACTGATTTACTATATCTTGAAGGAGATGGAATAACAAGCAATAGTATTATACAATCAGCAACTGGTGGCTCTACAAGAATTAGAAGTGCAGGTGGTAAAGTAGAATTTTATACTGGTGGTAGTGCTAATAGTTCAGGTGCAAGTGGTGCTGATTTTGCTATGGTTGTAAATGCAAGTCAAAATGTCGGTATAGGAACTACATCGCCAAGTACTAAGCTTCATGTTACAGGTCTTGTACAAATAGCAGAAAATAGTGAGAATGCTTTTTATGGTGGAAATTATGTTAGAATGTTTGGCTCTCAGAATTTTTCTTTTAGAAACTCAGGTGGTAGTGTAAGGGCACAAATAGGGGTAACTGATGGTAGCCTTAGTCTTTTTAATTCAAGTAATACTCTTACGAATTTATTACAAACAAATGGTGTTTCATATTTGAATGGTGGTAGTGTCGGTATAGGAACTGCATCACCTAAAACAAAATTAGATATAGAAAATACAACTGCACCTACTTTAAGTAATGATACTCATGCAGGAGAAGCAATTTTTTTAAGAAGTGGTGGTTCTGCTGGAGATGGTAATGTTCAAGCAGTATTAGCATTTGGTAAAGCAGATAGT